TACAGAACGGCAAATTTATGAAGTGCAAGAAGAAAATCATTTAACGGACTTAACTGAAATTGCTCCAAAAGATCGTCGTTTTGATTTTATTGCAGGGTTAGATGTTGGATATAGAGACGATAATGTTTTTGTTGTAATTGCTACAGACGGTCATGAATATTTTGTAATGGATGAATTTGTATCTGCTGAGTCTACAACAAGTACTTTAGCAGAAGAAATAGAACAAATGATAAGTCATTGGGGAATTGAAAATATTTATATAGATTCTGCTGCTCAACAGTTAAAAGCTGATTTTGCATATGACTATGATATTTATTGTGAAAACGCAATTAAAAGTGTGAATGATGGTATTGCGGCTGTTCAAGTATTAATTGAACAAAATTTAATTAAGTTTGATATTGAAAATTCAAAACATACTTATGCTTCTATTAGTAGTTATAAATGGAATCCAAGAACAGAAAATCCAAAACCCGTGCATGATTGGGCTTCTCATGCTTCTGATGCACTAAGATATGCTATTTATAGTCATCAAAAAAGATCGGTCGGTATTTATGGTGCTGCGTGATACACAATTAATTATTTTAAATTATAAAAGAATTGAAAATGTATTAAAAATTGTATATAAATTTCAAGATTTTATGCCTATATTAGTAATTAATAACAATCCTGAACTAAGACTTGAAATACCGAGAGTACTAATTCATAATAATAAAGAAAACAAATGGTGTATTGAAAGATGGTATTGGGCAGAAAAATCATCTTTTGAATATTCAATTATAATAGATGATGATATTTGTCCTACTAAACATTGTATACATAAACTTAGAAAAACAATTAAAGAATACCCTAAATCTTTAGTTGGAATATACGGTAAAAATAATTTAAAAAGTGCTACTAAATACGAAGAGTTAACAGATGTTTGGTGTGTGGATAAACAAGTGGACTTATGTATCGGTTCTTGTTTAATTGTTAAAAATCAAAGTTTAAAAGAAATTTGGAATGATTATGTTAAACCTTGGGGTATACAAGATAGAGGAGATGATTTATTAATATCGTTAGCTTTATCTCATAAAAATTCTAGTAAGCATAGAACTATAAGTACAGAAGTTGAGTTATTATCAGAAGGAAATGTAGGACTAAACTTATCTAAGGATCACTACCCAAAAAGGTGGTCTGTAATAAAAAAATTTTTGGATACGTATACGTGAACACTTTTTTCTTATTTTTAAAAAATAAAGATTGGACATAGGAGCGTATATTTGGTAAAGTTAAGGAAATGAATAAGCTAAAGAGGGTTCCTGTAAAATACATTCGAGACATATTAAAGAACAAATATAAAAAAAATAATCATTGTTATATTTGTAAATCAACTAAAGAGTTAGAGTTTCATCATTTATATAGCGTTTCTGAATTATTTAATATATGGTGCCTTAAAAACAATATAAAAGAAATTACGTCTGTCGAAGAAATTAATAAACATAGACGAAATTTTGAAAAGAGTTTTTCTCACGAGCTATCAAATGAAAACGCCTTTACTTTATGTAAAAGACACCATGAGAGATTACATAATATATTTGGACAAAGATATACTAAAGATCTCACACCAAAGGTAAAAAATTGGATTAATATCCAAAGAGAGAAAATGGAGAATGAATTATAATGGTAGCACCGTGGAGAGAATGGATTTCTGAAAAACTGAACCCTGTTCAGCCCTCTATTGCTGTCCAAGAACCATTCGCAAGTCCAGAAAATATAGTTAGTTATGAACGGGCTTATAGAGATATTGAAATAATCAATAGGTCTGTAGACTTAGTTATTAATGCTTTAATAGAAGTTCCTTTAGTTGTTGAAGGAAGAACACCTGTTAAAAAAGTTAATCGACTTTTAAATGAAAAACCTAACCCTTTTGAGGACCGTGTAAGAGTATTTAGGCGTGCTTTTCTTGACTTTTTTCTTGATGGAAATGCCTTTTTTTATTATGATGATTCAGATATATATGTTATTCCTGCTAATGATATGGAAATTATACCTGACGACAGAGCGTTTGTTTCTCATTATAATTATTTACTTAGAAACCAAAGTGAATCAGATGTATTTGGTTATGGAAAAGCTAGAAAAAACGAGTCTATACAATTTTTACCAAGAGAAATTATTCATATAAGAACAGATAATGAAGACAGTATTTATCGTGGTTCAAGCAAGTTAAAAGCGTGTGAAAGATTATTTGAATTGTATTATTATATGATTAATTTTCAAAGACAATTTTTTAAGAATAACGCAGTTCCGGGGTTTGTCTTAGCTACAGACAACGTTTTAAGTAAAAAAGTAAAAGAAAGACTTCTTGAAGCGTGGAGACAAAACTATACCAGTTTATTTTCTGGTGCCAGGTCTCCTGCAATTTTAGATGGTGGACTTAAAATTGATAGATTTTCAAATGTTAATTTTAATGAATTAGATTTTGAAAACTCAATTGAAAGAATTCAACAAGACATGGCTAAAGCCCTTGGTGTACCCTATGTTATGTTAAAATCTGGAAATAATGCTAACATAGAAGCTAACCAAAAGTTATTTTATAATCATACTGTTATGCCAATTTTAGAACAATTTTGTAGTGCTTTTGCACATTTCTTTAATGGCGATGTTAAAATTAGACCAGATAGGACAGCAATATCTTCGTTAATGCCTGATAATAGAACTCAAGCAATTTATTACTCTACTCTAGTTAATACTGGAATTATAACACCTAATGAAGCTAGAGAAGGACTAAGATTTAATAAAATAAAGGACGAAGATTCAGATACTATAAGAATTCCACAAAATATAACAGGTAGTGCTACGGATGCTTCCCAAGGAGGAAGACCTTCTCAAGAAGAAGATATGAGTGGTACTGCCGAAACAGAGGAAAATTTAGATGAATAAAACATTTTATCTTAATAGTGTTCTTAATACTAAAGCTAGAAATAAATCTAGTAATAGTCTCAAGATTGCAGGATATGCAAACACTACCGATAAGGATAGAGCAGGAGATGTAATTAGCGCCGAGGCTTGGGCCAAAGGTGTAGATAATTACAGAAAAAATCCTGTTTTACTTTATCAACATGATCACGAAAAGCCTATTGGCAAAGTTGATCAAGTATTAGTCGATAAAAAAGGTATTTTTGTAGAAGCATCTGTTAGTAATGCAGCAGAAAAACTTCATGGCGTACAAACGTTAATTAACGACGGCGCTTTGAAAAGTTTCTCTGTAGGCTTTAGAGTTAAAGATGCAGATTACGATAGAGATAATGATACTTTTAATATTACTGATGTAGAATTAATGGAAATTAGTGTTGTTAGTGTTCCTTGCAATCAAGAAAGTTTGTTTAGTGTTCGCAAAAGTTTTGAAAACGATAATGAATATGAATCTTTTAAAGAAAAAATCAAAGCTTCTGCAATGCAGGAAGAAACCGTAGAAAAAGAACATACTACAGAAAAAGCATCTTTAGTTAATGTTGGTGTAACAAATTATGTGAGTAATCACTATCATACTGTCGAAGTGGACGGTATGGGCTTTGGAGTTACTACTTATAGCTCTCACGGGCATAAGCATTACCATGAGGTAAAAAACTTCCAAGTATTAGAAGATAGTATGCATAATGATCATACACACGATATGGTGTTTTTAGTAAAACCAAGTGAGCAGTCTGATGAACATCCTAGAATGGAAAGACCCTCTTCACCGTCCGAAATGGAAGGCGATGCGGTTTTAAATATTTTAGGTCCAGAATCGGATGAAACTGTTTCCACAAAAGGAGAAGACGAAATGAGTGAATCAGAAACTACTGATACTCTTGAGATTACTTCCGATGAAGTTTTAGTAGAAAATGAAACTAAATCAGATGATATCATTACTGAACCTGAGTCTGAAGAAGATCTCGTATCTGATGCTAAATCTGAAGAAGACAGTATTATCACTGAGGAAGGTACTCTTATGGAAGAAGAAATTAATGAAGAACCAGAAATTTCTGCTGATCCCTATGAACCTATTCCTTTTGTGAATTTACTAAGTTTAGAAAATTCTGAGCTGTCTACAGATGATTTCGTAAAATTTAATGACAGCAGATGGCAAATTGTTAAAATTGCGACTGCCCAAAATCCTATTTTTCAACTTTTAGAAGTTGACTTAACAGGCAAAACATTGGATAATACAACTAGCATTGATGCAAAAAATATTGCTATCGTAAATACGTGGGATATTGGAACAAAGTTTGACAAAGTCCTTACTGAATTCAAACCTAAAACGTATACCGATAAAGATCGAAGTGAAATCAGAGGAACATTTAATTCAAATGTATCATTGACGGAACAAGAACTACACAGCTTAAAACCACACGTTGAATCTGACGATTACAAACAAGAAATACTTAATAAAACAATTAATCTATTATCTACTCCATCAGAAGAATGGACAGATACGAACTACCAAGTTGCAGACTATATGAATAACATGATAGTTCAACTAAAAACCATTACAAGTGAAGTCGAGGATGATTCAATTTCAAGAAAAGATCTCGCCCTTATGCTTCACGGTCATAAATCTAATAAAGATAATTCAAAGGAGAATAATGAAATGGCGACTCAGAATGCAGGTGATCCCATTGTTGTAAAGACCGAGGCAGAGCCCTCAGTCGAGGAAGAGAAGATTGAAGAAGTAAAGGCTTCTGATACTTCTGTTGCTGTTGCTGCGGAGCCCCGTGTTGCCGATTTAATCGAAAAAACTGGAGAGGCTATTCTCTCTGAAGCAGATGCTAAAGAGAAGAAACTCGACAGGGGCGAGGCAGATTACACACCAGCTGAGACAGACAAAGTTGCAGAACTTACCTCTCAGCTTAAGAAATATGAAGACCAGATTGCGGCTATGAACCGTAATAAGATGGTCTACCAAGAGACTTCTCACACAAGTAAAGAGCAGTTTTCTGAAAAGGACATGGCTAATGCATGTATGCTAGCGTATGCCCTTGACAAGCGTGACCCGTTTGATACTAAGATGGGTCAAAAAATTAAGGCTATTACGTCCGTTGATGCTTTCCTAAGCAACTTCTCAACGAATGTATACGAAGAAATGGAACAGCAGTTAGTAATTGCTCCCATGTTTGATCGAATCCAGGTTGATGCCAGAACATTCCGTGTTCCGGTAGCAGCGGAAGATACCGATGGTGATGTTGCACAGTTTGCATCAGGAACCTTCGCGACAGGCATTGGTGATACAACTAATGTCCCAACCTCTAACCAGCACGCAATTAGTGCGGTAGAATTTACTCCTCATAAGTTCATGGCTACAACTCATTTAGCCAAGGATGAAGAAGAAGATACAGTTCTACCTCTTATGGATTTCCTTCGTAGAGCAGCTACACGTCGTGTAGCCCGCGCTATTGATAAGGCTATCCTTCGCGGAACAGGAGCCCTTACAGGCTTTACTGCCGCTCCAACTAATGCTATTACAGCTGGTGCTGGTTATGCGTCAGTAATTAAGGGTGTTTCCACTCTTGCTGATGATATTTCCGGTCTACGCTCTACCACAGGTAGTGCAAATGATAAAGCCGATGCCACAGATATCGCATCTGCCCGCGCTAAGATGGGTAAATACGGTCTACAGCTCGGTGACCATCTCGTATATGTAACTTCAGTTGAAGGTTATAATGAATTGGTCAGCTTCTCGGATTTCCGTACAGTTGACAAGTTCGGACCTAATGCTACGTACTTGACAGGTTCAGTCGGTGCCATTTATGGTATTCCAATTGTTATCTCTGAATTCATGGATAACGTTGGTTCTACCGGAAATGAAATCGGCGTTCTTATTTACAAGCCAGGCTTCCTAATTGCGGAACGTCGTGGTATGGAAATTGAGAGCGAATACGAACCCCGTCAGCAAGTCACAGCTATGTACATGAGTACACGCTTTGACTTTAAAGCACTTAGCTCTAACAGTAGTGCTGCTCTCGATGCAACCAACTTTGCGTATGCATCACTCGTAGAATGTGGTTAATAGTTAACTATTAATTATTAATTACTAACCAATTAAAGGGGAGGTAGGTCGCTTATCTGCCTCCCCTTATTTACTAAAAGGAGTAGAAAACATGGCACAAGGAAAAGATGCCGTAACAGATATTGAAAAAGTCAAAGCAGAAGGATTATCTACTGAAGATGAAGTTCGTACATGGGCATTAACTCATGGGTATGGACCCGGAATGGTAGACGATTTTGTAGCCGAATGGGCTGGAGACGCACCCGCGCCTGCACCTGCCCCTGTTGAAGAAGTCAAAGATGAACTTGATCTTGTTGAAGAAGAGTTAATTGCAGAAGAAGACGATGACGACGATTACGACGATGATGATGATGACGAAGACTGGGATGACGAAGACGACGACGACCTTTGGGACGACGAAGACGAAGACGACAAATAGGAGTAGTTAACTGTGGCCATAGCAGAAAGTAATTTAGGAAAATATCCGTATATTACTTTAGCTGAAACTAAAGACTATTTAAATATCACCAGTAACAACCATAATCAAAGATTAAGTAATGTTATTAACTATGCTTGCGGTGTTATTGAACATTATATAGGTAGAGAAGTTTTAGCTAATAATTATACAGAACAATTTGATGGAGGGACTAGTTCGATTTTCGTATCTAGATTACCTTTGTCTAATGTATATTCTGTTTTTGAGCACGATGGTACTCGCTATCAAAGTTTGAATCCTCCTACAGCTGACGGATCAGCGGTAGAGTTGGATTCTGATAATCACACCATGAATGTTAATGGTGATGCTTATATTACTACAAGAATAAAAAAATTCGGACAATCTTCTATGTATTTTGATGGTAATGGTGATTATATTACCACAGGAAATGGAGATGACTGGTGGTTTGATACCGAACCTTTTACAATTGATATACAAGCTAGATTTGCAAGTTTTACTGCTACACAAGTTTTAGTAGAGCAATATCAAGATGCTGATGATTTTTGGCAGTTACGATATAATGCTACTGAAGGATTACAGTTTAGAGCAGTAGAAGGAGGAACTGAAGTAGTTAATGTAGCTCATGCAGCTACTTCTGGTTACACAGCTAATACATTTCACCATTTAGCAGTTTCTCGTGAAGGAACAAGTTTAAAATTATTTAGAGATGGAACCCAAATCGGAAGCACGACTACTATAGCAAAAACAGTAGATGTTCCCGATTTTAGTGGAGATTTAAATATAGCCCGTTCTGGTAATACAACTCCAGCATATTTTACAGGGTATTTAGATGAATTGAGAATTTCTAAATCAGCACATTACACAGGCGCGTTTACTGCGCCCTCTTACCAACACTCAACTGATGATGATACAGTACTATTACTTCATTTTGAAGGTTCCAATGCTGCAGTTACAGTGAACGATACTCACGCAACAGAAGAAGATTTTATTTATAGTACTGATACAGGAGTAGTTTCAAGAGACGTAGGCAGTGGAGCTGGTGCTAGGTCTTTAGATCTTTTTGGTCCTGCTAAGTTTAGAAATTATCCTAGAGGACTTAGGGTTAATTACAGAGCAGGATATGAAAGTGGAGAGATTCCTGCTGATTTACAAGTTAGTACATTAGATTATATAAAATTATTACATAAAGAAGAACAAGGGTCAATAGCTTTTTCAATGGAAGGTGAAAGCAAAAATCAAAACCCATTAGCAGCAAATTTTCCGCCCCATATAAAAAGAGTATTGGATTTATATAGGATTATAGAATAATGGCACAAGTGGACTTACAAAGGTGGCCTGACGGAAAATTTGGAGGCTCTGTTGGATTCGCTGCGATTATTAGAATAGATAATAAAGCTTTTAATGATAATATAGATAAGTTTCAAGAGGCAAATAGACAAACTCAAAAAATACATTCTACTGCTGTAGAAAGAGAGTTAGGAAGAATATTAGGGTTCTCTTCCGCAGGGACTGATATTTCTGGAGAAGCTGATTTACAGGGATTACAAGATAGTAAAGTAGCAAGTTTATTAGCAAAAGCACAAACACAGGAATTAAAAGACTTTTTATCTGAACTTAGAACTATTCCTGGAGGATCGTTAGAAGTTAAATTAGGTAAATTAGATGTCGGAGTTAAAGGAGAAGTTGGGCAGCTTGAAAGAGATAAAGCTAGTAAAGGTGTAAGAGTTGCACAACGTGCTGTTGGGAAATATGGATATTCTCCAGAAGATATAAGAGAAAAAGCAAAAGCAGCTAATACGAGTGTTAGTGCTTATTGTGTAAATAAATTGTTATTTGGTGACCCTAGATTTAAAACTATTTTAACAAAAACTAAAAATTTAATGACCTTAGTTTCTGTTGATAATGCTGGTAAAAAAGAAAGATTTTTTGTTTTTCTAAAAGACCTTAAACCAACTCCCGCAGACTTTTCCGCTAGTTTTGAAAGAAAGGGTAAAGATACCCTAATGTTTAATTATTCAACATCTTTTGCTAATAAAATTGACGATCTTGTTATTAAAAGTATGAACATGGTTGCACGAGGAACTCTTAATCAAATAAATCAAAAACATGAACAACTGGGTGGTGGATTTACTCATTTTGCTATTTCTGAATTAACCAAAAGTAAAACTAGATCTACAACACGTAAAGGACCGGGTAAAGGAGTAAGGGCGGCAGGGGTTAATTTACCTCAACGACAACGTGGACAAAAAAGAAAAGGATTTATGCCCAAAATAAGTGAATCTGCGTTAACTGCTTCAGTACAAAGATCACTAAGAGGTAAGATGCCTAAAGGACCTGTAGGGGGTCCTCCTAAAAGTGGAACAATATTAACATACAGGACAGGTGAATTTGTAAGAAGTGTTAATGCTCGTTTAAAAAACCAAATAATAGAATATTTTTATAACCCAGTATACTTTGTTCATGAAGCTACGCCTCGTGACCCTAGAAAACTTATTACGGAGAGCATACGTACCATCCTACAAAAGAAATTAGGTGTCCAGTATCGAATCATTAAACGCAAATAGCTTACTAAATATATGGATTTAAGAAAAAAGTATTTGCTTTAAAAAGTTAGATTTGCTATACTCATTATAGTTAGAGGTATAAAAATTTATGGCAGAAAGTAGACGACGACAGATTACAAATTTTATCGTTGATGAACTCAAAAAAATAAATGGTAGTACATCTACTTTTAACGCAAGTTATACATACAATACAAACGTTTCTAATAATGTCTTTAGAAGGTTAAAATTTATTGATGAAATTAATGATTTTCCGGCTATCTACGTAAATGCTGGCAGAGATGTTAGGGATTATAGTTCTATTGGTTTAACTTCTTCAGATTTAGAACTCGTAGTAAGATGCTATACTAAAGACGAAGATCCAGTGGATATTTCCGAATCATTGTTAGAAGACGTAGAGCATATCTTATATAATGTAGAAGCTGGAACGGATAAAGGAATTCAACAAATTAACATTTTTTCTATCTCAACAGACCAAGGACTTACAGCCCCTTTTGGAATCGGAGAAGTTTCGCTTTCAATTAGATATGATTTAGAAAATTAAAAAGGAGTTTAAATAAATGGCTGCGTCATTAAATTTACAAAGAAATACAAAGGTTTTTTACTCTACCGTTGATCTCAACGGAGGAGCTGCAGCAACTGCAATGAGTCCTGCTAATACTTGGCAAGTAGAAGTGTTAGCTGGGTATGCATTTAGTCAAGCAGCAGCAACTCAAGACATTACGTCTTTAGAAAGTGGTACAACTCCTGATCGTTCACAACAGAGGTTCAATACAGCTAT